GAGTTACCAGTAGCAGTGTTACCAGTGGATGTAGACTGAGCAGCTGCGAAGAATGTGTTCGCACCAATATCAGACTGGTCCATAGCGCCGTCTGCTTGTACTTGAAACAATACGTTTGGATCGTCTACGACGAACGCTTTCGCATTGAGTGCGCCAGATGGGTAGTACTGCGAGAAAGTCGTTTGACCTTGGTCGTTGACGTACTCACAACCTACAAACACACCAAGCGAACCAGTTAAGGTTGTACCTGTTGGGAACGCGTTGGTTGTGCCGTCGGCACCTGTTGCAGTTGATAGTGCGATGTAGCCATCGGCACCGATATGAACGACTTGACCGTAGAAAAGGTTTGTTGCCTCTCCAGCGGGGTCGATCAGGTACTGGGATGTCGCCCCAGCGTAGGCCATACCGTCGGCACGTTTTACCGGCTTTAGGCCGTAGGGAGCAGCTGTAGTAGCCATGATGCTCTTCCTCCAGATTCATTTACTATAACAGTAAAGAGCAGCTGCTCCTTACCAGATGATTACCGCGAACTACGCTCTGGTCTAAGCATAGGCATACGCGGGTCAGACTCACGCATATAGTTTCTATCGACAGCTTCAGACTGATTTTGTGCAGACTCAAGTTGGCCGTAGATGCGGTCGTCTCGTAGCTCGGTCGGGATAGCGCAAAGCAATAACCCACCAACTTCGATATTGTCCTTAAAGCGAGAATCAATATCTGACATGATGTGTAGCTCAGGATAATCCACTGCCTTTACAGGCACATAGCCATCACGGAACCGTCCAGATACGTTTGTCATATCTGCATTACCCAAAGTAGATGTGCGAATCCAACGGAAGGAAAGCCCGTCACGTGGTTCGGGGGTAGGCAGCATTGACGAACGCTTCCAAGGTTTACGACGTTCACCCATTTCACGGGTTTCGGTTGTGCGTGGTTTACGATCAGCCATTTTGCATATCCTTTAGCTTTTGCGCCGCATAATCTTTATTAGATATTCCGAGACGCTTGGCGATTGCGGCCTCAGACGAGGTAATGACAACTTTGTTGCGTGATGAGGCGGTACTTCTACCCCCCGGGGCCACCACGGAGCCAGCCTTACGTTGTGGTTGTCGAACCTCGGGTTCCACGTCCGCAAAGCGATCTGGGTAACGAGACCGCATGGCCTCATTTATCTTATCATAGTACACATCTGACGTAGAATCAACGCCAGACTCTAATAGTTCTTCATGTACGAGCATAGCGTACCGTGTCATGCCCGTATCCTTCTGGAACCAATCGTTCTCAGCTACCCACTCTTGTGCCTTACGGTCCGGTTTAGGGACGCGCGGTGCTGCCTGCGGTGCTGGGGCAGATTGGTCTTGTACGGCCTGCCTCGCGGGCTTCCAATTTTCAACACGATCAGCCTCTAGCTGTAGTTTAGACAACTGCATTTGTGCTTCGAGCACTGCGTCTGGATCACCAGCTTCGTAAGCCTCCTTGTAGGCCCGCTTCGCACTGTTAAGTTCAGATGCTACGCGCGCTTTGGCCTCGTTGACCAGTACGCCTTCGCCCTCAGAAAGGTTTTTACGGAGGCGTTCGGCCTCTTTCTTCTGGGATTCAGCATATTGGACAGCGGCTTCGCGTTCACGTTCAGCTTCTTCCTTACGACGACGTTCTTCGTGGAACTCGAACTTCAGCTTCTTAATGCGTTTCTGCACCGACTCGCTGTGCTTTTCGAGTTCTTCGTCTTCGGGGATGTCTGCTTCTGCATCCGCGGCGCGGCGTGGACGACCTTTGTCCTGTTCGGGAGTATCGTCCTCGATCTCTACTTCAATCTCACCATCGGACATATCAACTTCGATGGCGTCTTCGATTACGTCTTCTTCGACGACGGTTTCAAGCTCTTTACTCATACCCTGCTATACCCCCGTGGGTCTTCGACTACAGCCTCGACTGTGTCATCGTTAATAATGCGAAACTCTTTGTTATGTAGTTTAAAACGTGTGCCTGAGTACGATCGGAAGATGATGAAATCACCTTTTTCGCACCAAGGCCCGTTAGGAAACCGCTCTTTGTCAGTATAGGCTTCAGCGCCTACACTTATGACATAACCAATAATGGTAGCGGTCTCTTCCATCTTGGTCAGTGAGTCCGGCATATAAACGCCGCCCTCTGTCTTTCCATCAAGTTCCGGTATCGCGATGAGGATTTTGTAGCCCTTGGGCTCTGGCAGCTTTGCCAGTAATTGCTCGTCATCGACTTTGTCGGTAGCGTACATTTTAGTCTCCTGCAGTGATTAAAGGCTCACAGCGCCCTTTGCGTGGGTTATTCCACGTTATTCCGTATATCTACACGTATGGTTGTCAATCATCAACATATCTTTGTTCGATGTCTTTAACGTCGCCACGTATGATAGTTAGAGCCTCGTACTTCCCAACGAGTCTCCAGTAAGTTTCTTGATCTTTTGCGCCGCCCTCGGCGAGATGTTCCGCTATCGCGGTGCGGCTTTCGTCAAGCCGGGTCAACATTGTATGGAAGATACTATCAGCCATCTAGGTCTACTCTCTCTGCGACTTCCATAGCCAGACGTACTGCTGACTCTTTCTGGTCTGTTTCAAGTTCTGCGACCTTAACTGCGATACGTGCTGCCTCTTTCTCTTCTTCCGAGGTAATACGCTCTTGTTGTAGGCGCGCGTTTTCTTGTTTGGCCAAGGCGTCGATATTCACCTTCAGCTTGTCCATTTCGATTTTGTGCTTCAGCTCAGTCTCTTTAATCATCAGCTCACGCTGCTGAATCTGAGTGAGCGGGTCCGCCTGCTGTGCAGCGGCTTGTTCTGCAGCTGCTTCGGCTTGGTCCTTCTGGAACAACTTGTCCGCGGCCTGTGCAGCCAAACGAGATACCTGAAGCTCGATATCTTCTGGCAACGGCGCTTCTGGGTCTGGGAGTTCCACACCAAGTTGTTTCTGTATCTCTACGCGATACTGCAGTGCGACGTGCTCTGTAATGTGGGACATCATCGCAGCCTGAATGGCGCTGGCAAATGGCGACTGACCCACAATCTGCTGGATTTTTGGGTCTTGCATCGCTAACATGTGCGTCTGGATATGCGCCTCGTGATCCTGATAAGCAAAGGCTTTGACAGGTTCTTGCTTTAGAATAGACATATTCTCTGTCACTGGGTCGGCAGGTTTGACGTCGCCCGGCAACTTGATGATGTCGTCGGCATCTTTGATCCCCAAAACTTCGAGCATTTGCCGGTGTAGTTTACCCATGTCGTACATCTGAGGAGCTTGCTGTGCCAACTGTAGCGCAGCCTGATACTGCATAATGCGCTGGGCCATTGTAGCTGCGTTAGGGTCAGACACCGGAATAACGTCCACACGACCATCAAAGTCGGAAATGCGGTCCGCAGGCTCATCCATCTCGTAGGCGTACTCAGCGGGCATGTAGTCATGCACAATCCGTGCCAAGATACGTAGCTCTTGCTTCATTGCGGCGTGTAAGCGGGCTTGGATACCCGACATCACCTGCATAGACCGCTCCATAAGCGCCAGAGTCGTCCCTACAGGAGCCTGAGCGTTGATATCGCCCACTTGGATGTCACCTACCGCTCCAATACGTCTACCCTCGTCTACGACGTTCCCTAAGAGGCTGTAGAGGACGCTAGAGGGTTCTTTGTAGGGTAGGGGCACAATCGACTCTTTGATCGTCCCAGCGGGCACGTCTACGTCTCTGAACTCACCCGGCATGATCGGGGTGTTGTCCCCAGTAATGCGCATCCCACGGGCCTTGAAGCCTGCTGGAAGGTTGGACAAGGTACCAGCGTCAATTAATTGACGCATGATAGACGTAGCGGACTTCGTAAGACCACCTAAAGTGTGGATGAGACCCGTGCCGTAGAAGCCCATACCGGGCAAATAGGGGTAGTGTACAACGTGCATACGCTTCTCGCGCTTGCTGTCGTCTTCGTACCAGTTGCGGCGGATCGACAAAATAATGCCAGAGGACTTATCTATGGTCACAACGTACGGCAACGCAACGCCGTCCACGTCGTCGAAGGGCTCAGGCAGGTCCAAATCCACGTGCATCTCTAGGATTGTGTGGCGCGGATCGTCGGAGAATGTAGGTTCGGAGCCTTCCAGCTCGTTGTACTTCTCTTCAATATCAGTGATATCCTTGGTCGCTGTAGGCAGCTCAACGTCACGATAGAAGCCATTTACTTGTAATTTAAGGATTTCTTCCGGCGTCTTCTTCATCACGTGGGTAAACCGTGGCGCAGTGCGCAGGTTTGACGCCCCGTAGGACACGACTAAATCTTCTGCGGGTACAAACTGGGATACAGGACGTTCTGATAGCGGGTCAAAATATATCTTCTTGAACGCAGAGCCTGCCATAGGCAGTTTAAACAGCATCTGCTCCATCTCATCCCGGTAGTCAGGCATCTTCTCAGTGATGAGGTAGTTGAGTTCAGTCTCTACGCGCTGTGACTGCTCGAACTTCTCAGGAGTCAACTTGCCCATGATCTTGGTGCGTACCGGCCCTGACGCAGGGAGAAGCTCTCCCATGGCCTGTGCTTGGAATTTAATCACTGCTTCGGTCATCATAGGGTGATACACCCCAGACGCGCCGTTCCATGGCTCAGTGCGCTCCTCAACCTTCATGCCTAGCAGGTCCATACCCTTGATGTAGGCGCTGGCCCACTCACCACGGGACTCACGGTCTGACATGAAGTGGTCAACCAAATCGGAAGAAATAGACTCAAGTTCGGCATCGTCGATGTATTCGGCAAGGTTAGAGTCGTGGGAAACTTCTTCGTCCATCTCGGAGCTGTCACCGAACTCGACGACAACAGACCCGTCGTCCATAACAACTTCGATAGATTCCGGGTCTTCGACTACAACGGCCAAATCAGGGACCATGTCGTCCTCTGCTAAGAGAATGTCGCTGGGTTCCATAGATTTTTCGACTGCCATAATATGCCTCATTCTGAGCGTTTGAACGCACTATAGCAGATATAGTGCCAAAATAGAAAGCCCACATTGTGGAGTGAGGGCACGACGAACGAGGGAGTGCCGATGCGAAGTGCCCCCACGGACGCTACCAACGTCCTGTGAAGAACCATACTACACCTGTACATGTATGTCACTCCTGTCAATAATACGCCGCCCTACGATGTAAATACGAGTCGTCGTCCTCCATATCCGTGGGCAAGCGGATAAA